CCCTGGGCCCTCGCCACCGTGGTGACGACGACTCTGTGTATTATTGTGTTCCCAAATGTGGTCCACGCGCTTCCCGTTGTTTGTTTCCCGGTCACGGTAGCCTTGGCGACAGCTCGTCGCCCGTCACGGATGGTCAGCGAATGTCGGCGCAAATGCCGCGTCATCTCGTTCCAGTCCTCGTCGCCATTAATGCTGGCGAAAAGACCCTCCATGAGGTCTGGAGTGACGGAGCCATCCCAACGCCCGAAATCATAACTGAGCACGTCGTAGTCGCCGGAGTAAATGAACGGACCCAAAGCCGAAAGCTCCTCCCTGGTTCGGCCCGCCCCGTAGGTGAACCGATCCTTGAAATCATAGCCTAGCTTGTGCTGGGTTGGAAATCCAAACGCAGCCTTGATCAAATGCCGGCGCTGAGACTCGAACACCCCCATGGCCATGACGACCCGTGGAGTGTCCGGCTCAATGCCGCGCAAACGTTTGTACCCCAGCTCCAACTTCCCGAAGAAGTCGTGCTTGTAGATCGCAGGGTTGTCGGGAGTCTCATCTTGCCATTTGAACAAGCCGCGTACCGGGTCGCCCTCAAACAGGATCCTCTCCATCATGGCGCGCCTCTGTGTGGAAAGCCCAATGGTGTACTCTGACCACCACTGCAAGACGGCTTCCTCAGTAGGCGCCCATTTTGCTGGATTGAGATCCGAAGAAAGGCACTCAACGGTATCGCGGAACGCGCAATCCATGTTAATTCGATCCTCATGCCCCAAGGGTCTTACAGGAATCTCATTTTCAAGGAAGCGCGTCATGGCGGCAAAAGTAGACCGACAATCAGTCGCGAAGCATCTCGGTACGGGGTTGCACACGGGGCCGACCACGACAGCTCGGGCGGTGCGTTGGCGCCCCCGGTCCAACCAAAAGGTCGAAGCAGGAACGTTTATCCGCACATTCCAGGGTTCCAGCCGCGAGGGGTACGTGCCGATCGAAAACGGATCAATCAGCTTGTCGTACTTCCGCAAGTCCGCAGCCTTCACCCCGGGTGGAACCCGGGTGTCAGTAACCGACCCCGGCAAAAAGGCCCGGCATCGACAAAGCCGGAAGGGTGACGAGGATGAGAGTGGCCAGCGGTAGGACCACCGCAGCCACCCATCCCGCCACAACCGCCAGCCAGCCGAGCCAACCCCCGCCGAGGGCGCTCGCGATTTCGCTTGACACGCCCAGCCGTGTGTCGGCTAGGCCCAGAGCCAGCACAGTGAGAAACCAACCGAAGCGGATGAACCACACGGACACCTGACGCGCGCCGCCAAACATGGCGTTCACCGCCGAATAATCAGCGTTGAAGGCCCATCTGGCAGCACTCGCCGTGAAGTCCACGTCACGGAAGGCTATGGCTGCCGCTAGCCAAATAGCCTCCTGTTCACCACTCGTGGTCGACACCATGTCGACTTGTTCCCTGGACTCGAAGGTCGAAACCAACGACGCTACACAGTCCAGGAGAACCTGACTGGTACGCACAGGATGCAAACTCATGTACCGCTTCGCGCGGGCGACCATGGCGGGCGAGACCAGAACCCTATGGGCTCGGTCCGCCTCCGCCAGGATCCACCCCGCAACCAGCGACAACGAGTACACCATCATGCGACCGTCGAAAGCCACCGAGAACTGGGTCCTCGATGGTCCGTCCACCACTTTGTCAAAGGTGATGGGCAGATCCGAGTCAGGGCTGGACAGCTTCTCTCGCGCCACGAGCGTGACGCTGTGAAGCTGAACCAGATCGTCCGAGTCCACAACCGACCCGGCAAAGCGAGGGTACTCAATCGCCTCATGCCCTAGAGACGCACGCAC